GAAAGGCAAAATGAAGATGTACAGTGGCGAGATTGGCGATGTATGGCAGGTTTATACTTGTCCTTTCACTCCAAAGGGTGAGGCTTCATTGGCTGAGGCATTTATTGAACCAGCTGCTATTAAGGTGAACCAAGAGAACTGTTATGACGTATTTTGGAATACTTTCTTGGTAGAACAGACTGAGATTTCATTAAGGGGTGGCATTCCTCAGACTTTCGGTGAATGGTATTTCGCTAAGCTTCGTCAGAAGATGGCAAAGGAATATCAAGAGATTTTCTGGCAAGGTGACACAGAGTATAGTGGCGCAACCAAGGCTTACTTGAAAGTGACTGATGGTATCGAGAAGATTATAAGTGATAACGAAGATGTAGAGAAGGTTGATGGTGCTAAGATTACCGTTGACAACGTTCTTGCTCAAGTTGAGGCTGTTGTGATGAAGGGTCTTGAGGTGGCTGCTACTAATGAGGTTGACACTGAGGGTTATAAGATTTTCATGAACCATAACGATGTTCGCATGCTTGAAATCGCTCTTGGTAAGTTATGTTGCGGAAACTCTACCTCTGACAGATTTGCTAACTATGGCAGAGAGAATGGAAGAATCTACATCATGGGATTTGAGGTAGTTCCAACCATGCAGAGAAAGAACTTCATATTGTTTGGTCCAGCAAGAAACCTTGTATTGGGTTATGACACATTTGACTCTCACTTGGAGTACAAGCTCATTGATATGAGAAATACCACTGGTGATAACATGTTCAGAGTGCTTGCAATCAGCAATATCGCTGTTGGTGTTATAATGCCAGAGTTGTTTGTTGCTTCAATTGGCTAATTTGGCTCATTTGTCAAAACAATATATCTCAAGGTGGGGAGGGAATAAAAACCCCTCCAAACCTTCAAAAAAAAGAAAATAATTTTTAATTCTAATACTATATTATAATATGGCTGTATGTTCATTAAATAAAGATTTGCTTCGCACTAGTTCTTGTGGTTATAGCCTCCCAGAGGTTAAGGATATCTACCTTGCAAACTATGCCGATGTGACTGAATCTGCACTTGCTTCTGTAGGAGAAGAAGGTGACGGCTGTGAGGAAATTAGTGGTATCTCTCTTGCAAGTGGCGCAAAGTTCTATCACATTGAACCTGCAAAGGACAGTGTTGAGTTTACTGATGAGTTGGTGGTTGAGGATAATGGTAATAAATATCGTACCCACACACTTACTTTCAACGTAACTGGTCAGTATGATGCATGTATGCATGGTGTGCTTGACGCTCTTTCACTTGGTCGTTATTTCGCAGTGGTTGTAACTGCTGAGGGTAAATGGCTTGCACTTGGTCGCTTGACTGGTCTTGAGGCTGAGACTGCTACACTTGCTGGTGGTGGTGATAACAACGGTATTTCAGTTACCTTGAGTGCAAACGTTACTGAGAGTGCTCTTCCTCTTAACGATGCCGCTATTAGGAAAGTTAAGGGTGAAGCTTAATTTGAGCTTATAAATCAAAACAATAATTTGGGATGGGTGAATAACTCATCCCATTTTATTTTTATGGATTTTGATATGTTTAATTAAAAAAAGAGTAATGTCAAATTGCAAATATTATAAACAACAGAGACAAGTATCATATGATGGTGGACAGACTTGGAGAAACCTCAATGAGTTTCGAAAAGGAAACGTTTATCAAATGGATGCATCTGACTGTGATACATCAACACCATTGTACAGATGGGTTGATATGCAAGGCTATACTGTATGTGATGGGACAACCGAATATCAGAAGACAAGAAAACAAGTGTCTTATGACAATGGGACAACTTGGGAAGACCTTGATGAATATGGAAAAAGCACTGTTATTGAATATAATTCAAGTGTTTGTGGATATGTCGCAGATATATATAGATGGGTAGATGTGAGCGGATATATATGTGATGGCACAACCAAGTATGGAAGACAACAGAGACAAGTTTCGCATGATAACGGAAACACATGGGCGTATGTTTATCCAGAACAATTCCAAAGCAACGGAACTGTCATTGAGCAAGACTCAAAAGATTGTGGGTATCAAGACCCAATATACAGATGGGAGACAGTTACAAGGTATTGTAATGGCATTGATTTATATGCTAGTCAGATAAGACAAGTGTCCAATGATGGTGGAGAGACTTGGACAGATGTATCGCCTCAAGAAACACAAGATGTTGTCATTGAGTATGAATCAACTCAATGTGGTGCTGGACAATATAAGCTAAAGTCTATTTCAAGGGACAGTGGAACTTATTATGTTTATTGCACTGGTGATAATACCATCACAAGTGGAAACGTAAAAGGCAATTCAGCGCAAATTGAAAACGTAACATCAGTTACCATTGGAACATGTGGCACTGAAATCGCAACAAACGCATTCAGAAATACATCAATCACCTCAATAACAATACCTTCAAATATTACCGTAATTCATAACTCAACTTTTGCCTATTCTGATTTAAAGGAAGTACATTTTGAATCAGCTACACCACCAAGTTTTGGGACAAATACATTTATGGGTTGTCAATCACTAACCACAATATATGTTCCATGTGGCTCACTTGACGCTTATAAGGCTGTAAGCAACCTTTCAACATGGGCATCAAAAATGGTTGAGGATGAATGTGGTTGTGTTCCTTATGCAACGGCAAATGACACCATTACCGCATATACAGCATCAACATTGGCACAAACAATGTCTGTTGGAACATTTGACATTGAGATGTGCTCTTATGAAGAATATTACTATGCATACATGGTATCAAATGGAAAAGAGACTGGAATGGCAAGGGATGTTGAGGTTCTTGATGCAACACCTTTAGATAACAATATGTATAGGGTTGAATTTGGATTATACCTTACATCAACATCATATACTGAGACATGGAACATACACTTCAGATGGCTTGATGAAAACACAAATGTTAAGGATGAGGTAATAAAGACAATAAAAGTGACAAGACAATAATATGAGCCAATATACAAGTTATTATTTATATCAGAAATATGAGAAGAGGGGAGACCAACCATTTATCCCCTCATATCCACAAGTGTATAGCATTGATGGAGATGGCACAATGCCATTGTCAGTGAAAAATGACAATGACGCAAACTGTGGCTATACTGGAGATACCCCAACCACACAATACAGATGGGTTAATCTTCCAATATCACAAGATTATGTGTGTGATGACTGTCCAGAGGCACAATACAGATGGGTTGAGACAAGTGGGTATATATGCAATGGTACAACCAAATATAACAGAGAAGTACAGCAAGTATCAGAGGATGGTGGACAGACTTGGACAAACACTTCAAACTATAGACAAGGTTCAACAGTAATTGAGTATAACTCAGCTGATTGTGGATATGTACCACCTATAGACCCTATTTACAGATGGGTTGAAACTGATGAGTATAGATGTGAGTATAGTGAAGCTCCGATAGACCCTATTTACAGATGGGTTGAGACAAGTGGGTATTTTTGTATCAGTACAATCAAATATGCCAAAGAAATACAGCAAGTGTCCTATGATGGTGGGCAGACTTGGGAAGACACTTCAAACTATAGACAAGGCTCAAGAGTAATTGAGTATGACTCAGCTGATTGTGGATATGTTGAAAGATGGGTTGAGACAAGTGGTTATATATGCAATGGTACAACCAAATACAACAGAGAGATGAAGCAAATATCCGAAGATGGTGGGGACACATGGATGGATACATCAAACTACAGACAAGGTTCAACAGTAATAGAATATAACTCTGAGGATTGTGGATATACCAATCCATATGCATCCCAATACCTTACAATTGAGAGCTTGGAAGATAACAATGAGATAAGATGGATTGCAACTGAAAATAAAATTATGAGAATTATTTCAGCATCAACGGACAATGGTGCAACTTGGACTCAATATAGTACTGGAAAAACCATTGCAACGCTAGATAAAGGCGAAAAAGTGCTGATAAAGGGTAATAACACAGCATATTCAGAATATGTTACTGCACAATCATACATTCGTTCAACTCATTTTCTTCCATATAAGTCATTTAATGTTTATGGAAACATAATGTCATTGGTTTATGGGGATGATTTTGTAAATAAAAAATTATTGACAAAATCAGAAACCTTTTCTAATATATTTTGGCGTAGTAAAATAGTATCTGCTAAAAATCTTATATTACCATCAACGACATTGACAAATAATTGCTATAGTGAGATGTTCCTTGCTTGTAGTGGCTTAACTGAAGCCCCACAACTTCCAGCTACAACATTGGGAGAAAGCTGTTATCACAATATGTTTAATGGCTGTACAAGCCTTACAGAAGTTACTTCTACATTACCAGCTACAGCATTGACAACAAACTGTTATAATGGTATGTTTAATGGCTGTACAAGTTTAACAACAGCACCAAGTTTGTCAGCCACAACATTGGCAGAGAGTTGCTGTAGTGGTATGTTTGGTGGTTGTAAATCATTGACAACGGCTCCAGAGCTGAGAGCAACAACAATGCAAAAACAATGCTATCAAAGTATGTTCGCTAGCTGCACAAGTCTAATAAAGGCACCAGAACTGATAGCAACTACATTGGCAGATTATTGCTATCTGAATATGTTTTATGGTTGCGCAAGTCTTAATTATATAAAGATGTTGGCAACAGATATATCAGCAACCGATTGCTTAATCCATTGGGTAGATGGTGTATCTTCAAGTGGCATATTTGTAAAGGCATCCTCAATGACTTCCCTTCCAAGTGGTGTCAATGGTATTCCAAATGGTTGGACAGTTCTAAATGCATAATTAAATATTAAATCAAATTTTATTCTATGTATGTAAGATATAAAATAGAAAAGAAACAAGTTTCAAATGACAATGGCATAACTTGGATTGACGTATATCCAAGTGAAACAAGAAACGGAGCATCAGCTGGAACATATAATACCTTATCTGAATGTGAAAATGCAGAGGCAAATCCATATGCATCCCAATACCTTACAATTGAGAGCTTAGAAGATGGAAATGAAATTAAGTATCGTAGCAATGGTTATAGCAATTTTGGGAGTAATATTTCAGCATCAACGGACAATGGTATGACTTGGACTGAATATGCATCATCAACAATTAGAGAGATAACCATTGCAACGCTAAATAATGGTGAAAAAGTCCTATTGAAGGGTGATAACGAAGGATATACTTATAAGGATGAAACTAGTTTGGCTTATTCTTCTTATTTCAAAATAGAAAAGCCTTATAATGTTTATGGTAATATAATGTCGCTGATAAGTGGAGATAGTTTTTATAACGCATCAACTATTTCATCCCCTTACACATTTGATTATTTTTTTATTAATACAAAGGTTGTAAGCGCTGAAAACTTGATATTACCTTCGAATACAACACTTTGGTGTTATAGCCATATGTTCCAAGGTTGCACAAGTTTGGTGAAAACCCCACAACTTCCAGCTACTACATTGGGAATGTTTTGTTATGATTATATGTTTTCTAATTGTACAAGTTTGACAGAAGCACCAGAGTTACCAGCAACAACTATGAGCTATATGTGTTATCGAGCTATGTTTGAAGGTTGTACTAGTTTAAGAATAGCACCTGAATTACCAGCAACAACACTAGCATATGGTTGTTATTTAAATATGCTTGGTGGTTGTACAAGTTTGACAGAAGCACCAGAGTTAATAGCAACCACATTGGCTGATGCTTGTTATGGCTCAATGTTCCAAGGTTGTACAAGTTTAACAACAGCACCACAGTTACCAGCCACAACATTAGCAAATGCTTGTTATGAATATATGTTTCGAGGTTGCACATCCCTTACAGCAGCGCCACAGTTACAAGCAACGACATTGGCAGAGAGTTGTTATCAGTGGATGTTCCAAGGTTGTACAAGTCTAACAACAGCCCCTACATTACCAGCTACTACATTGGCAACAAACTGTTATGGTGCTATGTTTTTTAATTGTACAAGCCTTATAGTTGCTCCTATTCTACCTGCACTTAATACAGTTGGAGAATGTTATAATTATATGTTCTATGGTTGTACAGCTTTGACAACTGTTCCAGAAATCTCAGCAACATACATAAACGGTCGAGCAAGTAGTTCGAGCTATTCTGGAATAGCATGCCGTTCAATGTTCGAAGGTTGTTCAAGCCTAAATTATATTAAATGTATGGCTACAGGTATAGGGTTTGCTGGAACATTAGATTGGGTAAAAGGTGTATCTTCAAGTGGCATATTTGTCAAGGCATCTTCAATGAATAACTGGACAAATGATATTAATGGTATTCCAGAAGGTTGGACTGTTCAAAACGCATGATATTATGATGTATAATGATATTCAATTAATAACTTATGATGGTGGGGAAACATGGATTGATGTTTCCCCCTCAATAATCCTTAATGAAATAAAATATGAGCGTAAGTAATTATATCAATTCAAAATGCAAATACACATACTCAAAATTGAAGAATGTGATATATCTTGTCTCAAAGGAGCATGTGAAGAATGTATATGTTGACAATGGGGAGGCATATATTGACCATTTATCACAACTTCCATTGAGATTAAACGGCTTCTCAATAAACCTCAATGAGGAATCATCCCTTGATGAGAGATATGAGTTCCAAAAAACCGTAACCCTCTCAATGCATGGATATGTGAGCCATAAATTATTTGAGGGTAAATACTATGTCATCTTGGAGTCAGAGGATGGGACTTATTGGATGACCAATGTTGATTTCCCATCAAGGGTGACGTATACATTCAATCTGTCAAAGGACACATACCAGACTGATTTCACCTTTGCATCTTTGTCAAATTTTCCAACATTAAGGCTTAATGCTGACTTTGAGGCTGTTGAACCTCCTTGTCTTGGATATAACGTCTATGGCATACAATCATTGAAACTCATTGAGAAGCAGAACGCAACACTTGACACAAACAACAAGACTGTATACACATATGGCAACTCATTCAAGGATATTGAGTTTCTTGGGGATTCTTGCTCATATTCATCAGTATTTGATGGAAACAATGTGGTTGACACCATCACATTTAACATTGCATTTGACGCATATAAGTCATCATGGCATTATAATCTCTTGGAATTTGTGAATAACCTTTATTCTGCCATTATTGAGCCAAAATCCTCAACCAATACATTCTACAGTGGATTTAACTATGGTCTCCAGCCAAACTTTACTGTACAGACATCAGACACAAACGATGGCTCTGACATTATAACAATAACGCTTAGGGAAATGTCATCAAACGGACTTACAGCAGCAAAGGATTGGAAGGAAGAGCAGTCAACACAGACAAGATGGGTCAATGTCAAACAGATTGGAAACACCATATGTTGGGAATGTGTATCAAGAGGAAAAGCAAAATACCTTGTACAGAGGGAGGTGATGAATAATGGCACATCAACTGGAAATTACAGAGTCCTTGAAGGATATGAGAGCCAATATGCCGACATCATCAACGTCACAGAAACATTTAACTCAGAACAATTATTCGATGAACCAAGCTGTAGTGGAGAACAATGCAACTTAAATTCAAACCTACCAAACAGAATCGTATTCACATCAACCACTTGTAATACTTATACTTTTGAGACATCATGCCAACCAACAGTTGATAATAATATATCTGGTATAACAGTTGAAGTTTTAAGGGCTGTTGGTGGTGGTTATTCTTCTATAAGGGTATGCAACAACTCATCAACGACAAGAAGTGGAACGTTTACCATTACATATGGTGGGAATCAGATGGTTGTAAGGGTTGATGTCGTACCATCATCAAGTTTTGTGAATCCTCCAATTTCTGATATCAACTGCCTTGCACAGAATGTTGCCTTCACATTTGACTCGAATTGCCCAATCACAGTCACAAATATTGACTCAGCATTGACATATACAATCACAAACACACAGCTAATTGTCAATGTTCCAAGGAACTATTCAACAACCATAAGGTCGTTCACCATAAACGTAAGTAATTGTAGCGGAAAGACTCAAACTGTGCTCATCAACCAAGACAAGACATATGAGACTTGGGTAACGACACAAGGATATATATGTGACGGAACGACATCATACCAACGCACACAGCGATATACTGGAACCACCTCCCTCTCCATCAATGTCCCTACTGATGAATATGGAAAGGGTGATGTCATTCAAGTTGATGACCCAAACTGTCAGACAGTATCGACAAGATGGATAACATCACAGTATTTCATATGTATTGACGGGAACAAATGGTCTTTTGAGGAAGAGGAAATATCATATGACAATGAGGTATGGACAAAAAGTGGGCAAATAAGACCTCTTCAACTTGTGGAAAGTGGGTCATCATTCTGCTCTGACTCATCCATTGAGACTGATTGGCGAATAACTGACAGATGGCAATGCGAAAGCTCATAATGGATTGGCTCAAACCAATCCATTTTTCATTGATATGTTTATTATAAAATAATCGATTAATTTTTTTTTAATTATGAGTTGCAATTGTGAAGGAAACACATATCATATCGGAATGGGCTGTTGTGTGCCAGTGGTGGCAAATGCTGATAACTACTACACCAAAAGCGAAGTTGATGAGAAAATTGATAATATCGATGTGGGAAGCGGAATAACACCAAGTGAGGTACAGGCTTTGATTGATGACTCACTTGTTGATTATTATGATAAAACCACAATAGATAACTGGATGCAAGAGAAAGCATCACAGATGGAACTGCTTGCAATGGAACAAGCGTTTGACCTTAAACTAAATGATAAACTTGATATAACAGCATATACCCCAACTGATTTGAGTGGATATGCAACCCAAGAATGGGTGAATAATCAAGGATATCTCACCCAACATCAACCATTGAAAACTATCAATGGACAGTCGTTAATAGGTAATGGAAATATTGATATTAGTGGTGGAGGTTCTGCTGACCTATCCAATTATTACAACAAACAAGAGGTTGATGATAAATTGGATTTAAAGGCAAATACAAGTGATGCATTGAAAGAAGTTCTAGTGACTGAAATGGGTCTAAATTATACACAGATGGTAAACCGAAAATTAAATGGGAATCTGTCAGCTGCTGGATTCTTCAGAAAAATCAATGGCAAAGAGATTGCATCATCGGTAATAAATGATGTTAGTGATATGCTGAGTCTTGTTGAAACATCAGCCATAACAACTGCATTAACATCAGAATCAACAAATGCACAAGTCCCATCTTCAAAGGCAACCTATGATGCATTGAATACAAAGGCAAATGCAAGCGATTTGAGCGCATTAAATACAACTGTTGGGCAATTGTCCACCACAGTTGAAAACAAGGCTGACAGCGCAAATGTATACACCAAAACAGAGGTTAATAATCTTGTCAATAACAAGTTCTGGTGTGGCACACAATCACAATATGATGCTTTAACTAATAAGGAAAATGACGTATTATATTTGATATATGAAGTTTAATAATAATGAAATAACAAAACTCTATTACAGTGGTCATACCATTATAAGGGCTTATGGCTGTGATGGCAATTTGGTATTCGGTGAAGCCCCATATGTGCCTCCATTCACAGACAAGGTTAAGTATGTCTTGAATGATTATGAGAGAACCATACCTTGCAACACAAGCTCAACATTGACAAGGGTTGAGATTCAGCAAGATATGATAAATTATGGTGATGGCAATTTAAGGACAAGGGAGGTATTGAATGTTGTAATTGGCGAATGTGTGAACACAATTGAAAACAGTTGTTTCAACGAATATGACTCTGTGACTTCAATAACAATCCCATCATCAGTCGTAACCATTGGGGCGCAAGCATTCTATAACTGTCATGTTCTACCCACATTGATTATCCCAAATGGTGTCACTGTCATATCCTCAAACTTATTTGGTGGAGATTATATGCTGTCAAACACAAATATCCCAAATGGAATAACGACCATTGAGAACAATGCATATTTCGATTGTCTCAGCCTTATGGGCATCACAATACCTTCAAGTGTCACATCAATTGGCGATGAGGCATTCAGAGCCGACAATTGGGCTGATGATGCCGAGAAGAGGAGCATGATGAGGAACATGGCTAAAAACAGGGTGGTGAGATGCCTTGCAACGACACCACCGACATTGGGTGACGCTGTATTCTCAATAATTGATGGGTCTAACGATATCGCAACATATAAGATATATGTACCACAAGAAAGTCTTGAGGCATATAAAACAGCCCCAAATTGGAGCTACTATGCCGATAGAATAATGGCAATTCAATAATATGTTTAAAGAAAGAGTATAAGAAAGATGATATATCCAGATTGTGACATGAAAAGGTGGGAGTATTGCGATAATACTGTTGTTCTTGGAAATGCTGAATATTACTATACCAAAGAACAAGTCGATAAAAAAATCGCTGAGGCAGATGGTTTAGATAAGGATGAGGTGCAAGATATGATTGATAAATCAATCAAAACAAAAGCCGATAAATCTGCCCTTGATAATATAGCAGAACAAGTAGCACAGAATACAGATGCAATACTCAACACATATACCAAGCAAGAGACAAATGCCTTGCTTGCAGACTATTATTCAAGACTTGAGACAAATGGCTTGTTTGCAAGCTACTCAAGGGTTGATGGTAATACACTATCATTAAATGACAATAATATTTCAATTTAATATATTAAATTATGGCTAATATTTCAAAAATCAGATTAAGCGGAACAACCTATAATATCGTTGACGAAAGTGCTGTACACTCTCTTGAGGGATATGCATTGGAAGCCAACGTCCAGACCGCTATTACAGCTGCAACTGATGCACTTGCACAGAGCATTGCAGCACAAGGCTACCAAACAGCCTCAGACGTTCAAAATGCCATCACTGGAAAGGCTGATACCACTGCTGTCACTCAGAGCATTTCAAACGCTGTTGCTCCTTTATTCGGTGCTGTTGAGTATGATTCGACAACCAACAGAATTAACTTCAAACATGATTCAACTGGAGCAACTCTTGTATATCTTGATGCAAGCCCATTCCTTGTTGATGGATTCTTGGATTCAGTGGCAATTCAGACAATTGAGGGAAGCCAATATCTTGTTTTCACTTGGAACCAAGACAGTGGAAAACAGACCACAACCAACATTCCTTTGTCAGATATTTTCTCTCCAGATGATTATTACACAACTGCACAGACACAGAGTTATGTTGGAGGTTATACCTATGACAAGGCAACCATTGATGAAAAGATTCAAGAAAGTGGAACGTTTGACCCAACTCAGTATTATACAAAGTCTGAGGTTGACACTGCTTTAGGTGGAAAGCAAGCAACATTGGTAAGTGGTACAAATATCAAGACAGTTGGTACACAGTCTGTATTGGGAAGTGGAAACATTGCCCTTATGACTGCCCATATTGGAACTGGTAATGATGCTGAGACCCTTATATTTGATTTCGCCTAATCAAAATCAAATAAATACAATGGGAGGGGATGAGGAAATTACTCATCCCCTTTTGCATATGTTTATTAAAGAAGATTTTCTTTATAAATAAAATAAGTTAACTTAATAATCATTTTATAAAATGGCTAACATAAATAAAATAAGGCTCAGTGGGACAACCTACAACATTGAGGATGAGAACGCTTCAAGAACTGTCGAACTTACTCAAGCCCAATATGATGCATTACAGACCAAAGACCCAAATACCTATTATGTCATAACGGATGCAAAGGCTGCTGATATTACAAATTATTATGACAAGACAGAAACAGACGATTTGTTGGATGCAAAGGCTGACACTGCAACAACCTATACCAAAACTGAGATTGATACAGCATTGGCTGCAAAGGCTGACACTGCAACAACCTATACAAAGACAGAGGTTGATACAGCATTAGCAACAAAGCAAGCAACATTGGTCAGTGGGACAAACATTAAGACAATCAACAATGAAAGCATCTTGGGAAGCGGAAACATTACCATTCAAGGTGGAGGTGGTGCAACTTATACTGCTGGAACAAATATCAGCATTGATACAGCGAATACCATCAACTGTACATTGCCAATAACTATTAGTAATTCTGTTAATGGTGATAAACAATCAATAGCAATAGGAGATGGTTCTTCATCACAAATATCAAATTTCTATGATAATATTGCAATAGGTAAAAATAGTAAAGGCTATTTTGGAAGCATTGTAATAGGAAGCAATCCTACAGCATATACTAACGGTAATGGTTTAAATGTTGCAATTGGAAATAATACTAAATTTTATGACAATTCTGTAATAATTGGTACATATGCTGAAGGTTATAATGGTTTTAATGCCAACAGCATAGCGATTGGTGCAGTTGCAAAAGCAAATAATATTAAAGGGGCGGTTGCAATAGGATATGATGTTCTTACAAGTGGTACAACCAAGATGAACCTTAATAACCAAATCAAGGTTGACACCAACAATCAAGTCTATATCAAGGACAAGGATAATGTTAATGAGGTATGTATTCAGGATGCCATTGCAGCACTTGGTGGTCTTAAACTTGTTAAGATTTCACAAGCTGATTATGATGTATTGGCAACAAAGGATGAAAATACATTGTATATAATCACAGATGCTGGCAGTGGTGGTGGCAGTGATTGGGAAGAATAAAAAAAATAAAGGAGGAATTGATTATGAAGATAGGAAATACAGATATATCACTTATTAAGTTGGGCAATGATGATGTGGTAATATATCTTGGCTCAACAAAGATATATCCATCAGATACACCACCGACTCCAACAAAACAATGGGTATCATATGCTCTTGGAACATCAATCAATACCATCACAGATAATGTCTATGGAATAAGGATTTCAATAGATAATTTGACTGAATTATTTGCTGGTGGTTTAATACTTGATATTGGGTTTCATGACTTTGATATAATTATCGATAATTCAAACTCTCTTGCTTATATAACAGATGGAACTAATGAAACACCAATTGAATATGATTTTGCAAGTGATTTTGAAGTCATATTCTCAGATTATGGCTTCAATGATGAAACCATGATTTATATGAATCTTGATGGTTCTGGTGATGGAACGATTCTTTGTGATATGCAATTATATATGTAAAGAAATGTTACTATGATTAAATATAATAATAAGACAATAAATGAGTGGTACTTTGATAGCAAAAACATCATCAAGGTATATAAGAACAATGCCATTTGCTATTACAAGATTGTAAGTGGTGGTGGAACACCCTCACAAGAGCCTTGTTTTGCAGTTGTTAATAACATATCATCATATCAAGATAGGGAGTTTGTTGATGTCTATGACAAGACAACTCAAAGGTGGTACAAGTTGAACAATCTCAACCAATATGAGGCTTATGGAATTTATGGTGAGGGAAGGAATATCACATATTATGTTGGAAAACTTACCATTGATGAGGGCTATGAATATGAATGGGATGGAACATCATGGGTTAACCTTGGAGAGGTGGAAGATAATAAATTACCAGATAGTTATGTGATTCAATTTGCTGATTCAACAGTCAAAAGTTTATGTGTATCAAATTGGGGTGGCAATGTGTATGCAGGAGAATTGACATATGGCGAAGCAAAACAAGTTACTTCTCTTGGAAGTGTTTTTAAAGGTAACACAGTAATAAGGTCATTTAACGAGCTTGCATATTTTCATGGATTGAATTATATAAACAATGGTGAGTTTGCTGGGTGTTCAAATTTGAGTGATATTGTTATACCAAGCAACGTTATAACCATTGGATATGATAGTGCAAGCAGAACACCATTTAAAGGTTGTTCAAACCTTAGCGGACTTACAATATTGAGTGGTGATGAGACTCTTAATTTTAATTTTAATTCAGAACGTAGTTCATATTACATGAACTCATTACATTCATCAACTCCAATGGTGTTCCCAAACAGAAACATAATAATGGCAAACAATGCATTTGCATATTATGATTATCTTACCATTGCATATTTTCAAAGTGCAACACCTCCTACAAACCTTGCAAATAGTGATATTAACAATTATAGAAAACTTGCAAATGTATATTGCCCAGTTGGTTCATTGCCAGCATATGAGACAGCATTGGCTGGAAAAAACAAAACTGTAAGAGAATATGATTTTGAGACAGATTCACTTGGTTTATTGGATAAAGAAAAAGAATGGAAAGAGAAAACATCAAGTGTTATAGCATACCCAAAATATTATGAAGGTATGACTGTTCCTTCTGACAATCTTACATTTTCAACAATGGCTGATGCTCTTGCATATCAATGCCCTTGGGTTGGAATGAACGTTACCATTGACAACACCCCATATCTCTTTGGGGAATCTTATGAATGGCTTACCAAATATGGATTGTTTGAGGTCAGTGGTGAGTTTGTTTGCGATGATGGCGATAAGTATATGAAAATGGAGGAAATGGTAAGAAATCTTGATGGCTCATGGTCTCATCAAAGTCCAGCAGTATATGAAATAGGTGATTTAATTGAGGCTGATTCTGATGATTGTAAAGGCGATGTTATAATTGAATGGTTGGAATGTGGTAATGGTTCATCAAGAGGTGGTTTGCAGCTTCTTCAAAATGTGACAGCAGATTTCTTCTATGTTATTGATGCACAAAATACTACAACAAATTATTCTGGAGATTATCAAGTTATAGGACAAAAGTCAAGTACTGAAGCTGTTTCATACCAAATGGGTTTTATGTTCTATGCAAGTAATTTGTACCTTGATTATGGAGGTGGAAGATTAAGTACTAGTATTGATTTGCCAACTCAGAAAGTAAGACATACTTATTCTGTTGGTCATAACACTCCGTCAAACCCACAAAAGATTGTGATACTCATGGATGGTGTACAAAAAGCAACAGTCAATTATACATCAAGAGTAGAAAATTTACCATATCTGATGGGTGGTGTCCAATATACTGGTCATACCTCAACTGCTGTTGCTCTTACTAATAGTACAAACAAAAAGGTGAAAATCTGGTCTGTAAAGGTATATACCGATTGTGGACAAACTTTGGTTGGTGATTATATACCAGTGAGAAAACAAGATGGAACTGTGACACTTTATGATAAGATTAGTGGTGGATATGCCAATACATATGGCAAGATAACTGGTTCAGAGATATAAACAATATTAAATCGCTTAAAATATGGTGGATGGTATAACTATCCACCATTATTGTTTTATGTCCATATAACGCAAATATATGGCAAAATATTCATTTTTATCCATTAATATGTTTAATAATGGAAAATAATATATTTAAAAAATAAAAATTAAACTATGGCTGGAAGACCAAAAGGCTCAAAGAATATCAAGAAAACAAATGGTGGAATATTTCTCACCAAACTTGAAAAGCAGATTGAGGGTAGTGCCGTAACGAGGAAGAATGCCCTTGGTTGGGTAAATTGGGGCATCAAGAATAATTTCCCAAATCTCTTATTGGACTTATACAATCAATCACCGACTCATAGGGCATGCATCAATTTCGGTGTTCAATCCATTCTTGGAAATGGTGTTGACCTAGATGCAATGAAACTTGATGGGACTCAAGTTATTCCAAATTATGCTGAGACATGGGATGACTTAATCAAGAATGTTGCTCTTGATTATATGTTATATGGCTCATTTGCGATTCAAATAATCAAAAACAATGACAATAAGACATTCTCATTTTGGCATATGCCACTTGATAAAGTAAGATGGTCAGAATATGATGAGGATGGGCAAATATTATCCTATTGGATATCCCAAGACTGGACTGCTATTGGTCAATACCCACCATTCAAGATAGATGCATTTGATATGAGGGATGAAAGTGTCATTGAGAGGGGAAAACCATATCTCTATGTTTACAGACAGTATTCACCAGCGATGACGTACTACACACAGCCACATTACCAAGCTGGCATCAAATCCATCCAATCAGAAATTGAATATGTCAATTATGACTTAAAGACAACTGTCAACAATTTCGTACCAAGTGGAATGCTTGTTCTTAATGATGTCGAGACTGATGAGGAAAAACAAGCCATTATCAACAACGTCACAAGGTTATTCCAAGGCAGTGATAATGCCAACTCTGTGATGGTGACGTTTAGAAACAACATTGAAGAGGCGAAACCAGAATTCGTTCCATTTGCAGCAAACAGTGGAAATATCAACCTATATGCATCAGCAAATGAGAGAACTGTATCAAGAATCCTTGCTTCACATCAAATACCAAATGCATCATTGGTTGGAATGCCAGACATTGGTCAGAGCGGTTTTGCTTCTGAGGCTGACAAACTTGAAACCGCATATCAGCTTTACAATAAACTTACTGGCAACGCTAATCGTATGGCTGTCATTAAGACAATCAATCAGATGTTCAGAATGCAAGGTGTTGAGGTTGAGGTTGTTATGAAACCATTGTCATTTAATGATTTCGGAAATGATGCTGATGTCAAGGAAAGGACAACTGAAAGTACTGATGTCAGTGAGAAGGATAATAATGTTGAAGAGGAAAAGAAAGTGGAGGAATAATATATGATACAAAATTGCATAATTAATGAAAAATGGTTAAAGGAATTTAGCCCAATTCCCCTTAACTACAATATGAAGGAACTTCACAATTACATTAAATTGGCAGAAACAATATGGCTTGTTCCAATTATTGGAAATGAATTCTATGAAGAGTTGCTTGAACAAGTTGCTGATAATACATTGACAGAAGAAAACTCAACAGCATTGGTTGAGGCAATATATCCT